TGCAGCAAAAGATGAAGAATGTGATAAAAGAAAAGGTAAAGGCACATCACATAAAAAAGCAAACAGAAAATTTGGTATACCTAAACTTGCAGAAATTGTTGGCTGTTCTAACAAAACAATTTCAGATTTATTTAGTTGGGTAGGAGTAGATGATAAAAATTTAGCTAATGGAAAAGAAATTGCAGAAGAATCAATAGGTGAAATTACTGAGTATGGTAATGACAGATACATAGTTAAAATAAATGCTGTTGTACAAGGTAAACCAACACCAAAAGAAATTATAGTTACAGGACCACAACTTATGAAACAAAATTTGTTTTATGATGAAGTTATTACACAAGCATCAGTATGGGTTCCTAGAATGAAACCTGCTGACTTTGAAATTATTATGAGACAGAAATATGAATCACGAGATAAGTCATTAGATTATGTAGAAGAAGCAGATAACAAATTAGTATTTAAAAAACATTTTATTGGATACATAAAACAAACTAAAGCATACACAGATAAAAAAGAATTAGCGCAATATGGTTTACCTTATTTTAGTAAAAACAAAAATACATTAGAATTTAGTTTAGATAGATTTGAAGATTATTTACAGAGTCAAAAAATAAATTACGAAAGAGTAGATCTTGTTATGAAGATACAAAGAATATTAAAAGCAAAAAAAAATAGAGGTAAATACAAAGAAAAGTCATTGGTATCTTGGAGAATAGATCAACCAGAAATAGATAATGAAGATATAATTTTAGAGGGAGAGTTTACAGAAAACGTAGGGGAGATAGATTTTGAAGCCTAGATTTATTGCAGGGCCGCCAGGCACAGGAAAAACTCACGGTTTTATTGTAGGACTGTACAAGGACCTTTTACCAAAATATCATCCTGATAAAATTATAATATTATCTCATACTAAAGTTGCGGCCAGTCAAATTAGAGATGCCATATTACAAATACCAGAAATAAAAGAAAGAGGTTTTACACAAAAATCTATGAAGTATAAAATTTGTACAATACATAGTTATTGCAGGAACAGGTTATTAAGAAAAGATAAATTTGATTATGATGATCATAAAAATTTAATTATACAGGATAAATATTTTAATTTAGATACAGAAAAAGATATAGACAAAAAACATAAATTTTATAGATATACATCAGAGGCAAGAGGTCATGGTAAAACTTTAGATCAATATTGGAAACAATGCAACAGAGATGCATTTAAACCATACAATATAGAATTAATAAAAGATTTATATAAAATATACACAGTTTATAAAAAAGATAATAATAAATGTGATTATGCAGATATGGTTGAAGAGTTTGTTAAAGAAGGAAAAGATCCAGACATTGATGCTCTTATTATAGATGAGTGTCAAGATAGTAACGTACCACAAAGAAAAGCCATTGATAAAATGGCTACCAATGTAAAAGAAAATAATTATTATTTAGTTGGAGATGCAGACCAAACATTATTTGAATATTCAGGATCTGATGCAGATTATTTTCACAAATTAGCAGCAAAACCATACAAAGAATTAGAAGAGGGTAAGCGGTGTAGTCTAGCGGTTAACACTCTTTGTAAAAGTATAATACAACCTGTATGGAATAAGTATGGGTCACATAGAATATGGACACCGGCAAAACGTAATGGAGAAATTATACAAGGTAAAGGTTATTATTTACCAGATTTAAAAAGATCTGGACATCTTGATATACTATTAGATAAAATAGAAAACACAGATCAAACATTTTTATTTACATTTAGAGGAACACCAAGCGACAATCGTTGTAGAGAATTTTTTATTAAAAGAGGTATAGAATTTGCACATGTAGATCAATCAGCATTTGTATCTAAAAAAGAATTAAGATGCCACAAACTATGGCCAAATTTTGTAAAAGGTCTACCTATGAGTCTTGTACAGATAAAAAATTTTTGGGATTACATGGGTAGTAAAGTTATTGTTAGAGGTAAAGCTAACAAAGAAATATTTGATACATGGATAAAACAAGATTACACATTGGAACAATTGATTGAAAAAGGTGTATTAAAACCAGAGACTACACAATACACACAGTTTGATTTAATAAGAATACCGTCAAAAACAACACAAGAAAGATTAATTTACATAAATAAAATTTTAAAAAAAGGTTTTGATTTTGATAAAGACATTAGAGTTAAGTATGGAAACATACATACAGTAAAAGGATTAACATTTGATAATGTAATTGTAGATGAGACTATAACAAGAAGAGAAGATTATTTTACTCAGTTAAGATTAAAATACACAGCGTACAGTAGAGCTATAAATGATTATTGGACGTTGACATCAAATAAAAAACTAACCTTAGGAGTCAGATGAAACCATACGACAAACAGATAGGTGGCAACCATTACCAAAAATATAAAATACAGCCAAGTAAATTTGTAATAGAGAACAAATTGCTTTATCCAGAAGGGTGTGCTATAAAGTATATCGTGAGACACAGCGACAAAGGAAAGAAACAGGACTTAGAGAAAGCTATTCATTTTATAGAAATGATTATTGAAAGAGATTATAAATAATGTGTGCAGTTCCACAACTAACTGATTTAGATTTAACAGATATAGATACAGTTGCAATTGACTTAGAAACATACGATCCAAATTTAAAATTAAAAGGATTAGGTGCAGTTAGGAAAGATGGTTTTGTAACCGGTATAGCAATAGCTACAAAGAATCAAACTTTATATTTTCCTATCGCTCATGCCATGACAGATAATTTAAATGTCAATGATACATGGGAATATTTGGACGAAAAACTGTTTAAAAACAAGGAGATACGTAAAGTATTTCATAATGCAATGTACGATGTATGTTGGATTAGATCTGCAATAGGACATATGCCAAAAGGACAATTATTAGATACTATGATTGCAGCATCTGTAATTGATGAAACAAGAATGAGATATTCTTTGGATGCTATTAGTAAAGATTATTTAAAAGAATCAAAATACAAATACGATCTTGCAGAAAAATCATTAGCAGAGTGTGGAATAAAAGATCCTATGTCTAACATGCACAAGCTACCATATTCATTAGTAAAAGATTATGCAGAGCAAGATGTAAATTTAACTTTAAAACTGTGGAATTTGTTTGAAAAAAAACTTGACGAAGTATTATACACAAAAGATAATGAAGATGGAAGTAAAGAATTAAAAAGTTGTAGAAAAATATTTGAATTAGAAACTAAATTATTTCCTTGTTTAGTTGACATGAAATTTAAGGGAGTTAAAATAGATGTCCAAAAAGCTAAGACACTTGGAAAACTTTTAGAAAAACGTAGAGATAATTTAGTTAAGATTATTAAAAAACGTACGGGTATTGATGTAGAGATATGGGCAGCATCATCAATTAAAAATTTATTAGATCATCAAAAAATAACAAAGTACAAAAAAACAAAAGCAGGTTTACCACAATTACCAAAAGATTTTTTAAAAACTCATAAAAATCGTTACCTGCGTATGATTGTAAAAGCCAGAGAGTGTGACAAAGCTAAAGGTACTTTTGTTGAAGGACTATTAGAATTTGTACATGAAGGTAGAATACATGCAGATATTAATCAAATAAGATCGGACCAAGGTGGGACGGTTACTGGTAGATTTTCTATGTCTAACCCTAACTTACAACAGATTCCCTCAAGAGGTATCATAGGTAAAAAGATGAGAGAATTATTTTTACCTGAAGATGGTTGTGTGTGGGGTTCATTTGATTACAGTCAACAAGAACCACGTATCGTTGTACACTACGCATTAAAATTAGGTCTACCTGGAACAGATACATTAAAGGATGAGTTTAATAAAGAAGACGCAGACTTTCACCAGATCGTTGCAGACATGGCTCAGATATCACGGACCATGGCCAAGACAATTAACCTAGGTTTGTTTTATGGTATGGGTAAAATAAAATTACAGAATGAATTAAATCTTACACGAGAAAAAGCTAACGCATTATTTAGTGCATATCATGCTAAAGTGCCATTTGTTAAAAGACTATCTCAAGATCTAATTGAGTTTGCAGAAGAACATAAATTACTATTTACATTAAAGGATAGATTTTGTAGGTTTAATAAATGGGAAACACGGAATAGAGAATGGAATAATACAATTAACAAATATGAGCCGGTCCCAATATTAACAAAAGAAGATGCAGAGACAGCATTTAAAGCTGAACTGTTAGAAAAATTTAAAGATAATGTGGCAGATAATTACATGCAAGATTTTGATAGATATTATAAACCTGCATTTACATACAAAGCTTTAAATAGATTAATACAAGGTAGCGCAGCAGATATGACTAAGAAAGCTATGGTAGATTTGTATGAGCAAGGTATTTTACCACAGATACAGATACACGATGAGTTGTGTCTATCGATAAAAAATGATAATGATGCATTAGTAGTAAAACAAACAATGGAGAATGCTATTCTTCTTGAAGTTAAAAACAAAGTTAACTATAAAAAAGGCAAAAATTGGGGTAGCATAATTTAATGTTTTTAGTAAACACATATTTAGACAAAAGTAAAATACAAGGTGTTGGAGTTTTTTCAAAACAAAATATTAAAAAAGGACAAAAAATAAAAGAGATAAGACCTGAATTTGAATTAAGGTTTGACACAACAAATTTACCTAAAATGCCTTTAGCTTTTGCTAATTTTATTGAATCACATGGTTACGAAAACAACAAAAATGAATATGTTTTAAGCATTGACAATGAAAAATATTTAAATCATAGTACAAATCCTAGTGTAGATGATAATGGAATAGCTTTAAAAAATATTAAAGTAGGCGACGAAATTACTGTAGACTATAGAGATTTTGATGATAGCATTGAATCATGGCTTACTTAAATGCAAACATACCACCAACCTACGCACAAATAAGGA